AAGGCTTTAGTACAATAGACCACAAAGAAGCAGAAGCAGTTGGTTACTTTAAATTAGATGTATTGAACAACCACATTTACAATGGCGTTAAAAGTGAACAGCATTTAGATAAACTTTTAGCAACAGAACCTATGTGGGAGTTGTTTGAGCATAAAGAAATTGTTGACCAACTGTTTCATATTAGCAAACACCACGACATTGTTAAACAACACTTACCTAATAGTGTGGAAGACTTAGCAATGATACTTGCACTTATAAGACCAGGCAAACGACATTTGGTTGGTAATACTTGGGAAGTTATTTCAAAAGAAGTATGGGAACAAACTGATGGTTACTTCTTTAAAAGAAGTCATGCAATTGGATATGCTACAGCTATTATTGTGCAGTTAAATTTAATCTTAGAGCAATTAGGTAAGTAACGTCTTATTTAAGTTTTGGGTCGATACTTCTAACTAACTGAATACTTCTTCTTTTGATCCGCTTTTTAAGTATGTTTTGCATACTAGTTACAGGCCCAAACAATATTTCAGTTTCTTTTAGAATAAACGTACTAACACAGTGCCTGAATTCTTGCATTTCATGGAATAAAAATACATCAATTGGTAACATCCTGTTAGATTCCCACCACCATAAGTCTCCACAATCCATCATGATTTTCTTTTCTTCACTGTTACGACATTTGTCAATATCGTAAAAACTTATAATCTGGTTGTCCTTGTTTTGCACAATGCCGACATAGTCTTTGCCATTGTACGCCATTCCAGTTAAAAAAGGGAATTTCTCTTGTAGGTTAGTCTCATTAGTCATCAAAAGTATTTATAGTACAAATGGATAAATACATAACAAACATGGAATTAAATAATGTCCTTTAACGGTAGTCATACAATATATAATTTAGGAAACCAGTCGTTGGACTTAGTTTTAACGATAGAAGGCATAAAAACGGATAACAGACCTATGAATCAAAATAAATTAACAGTCCACAAAGGGTTTAATAATAAGTTAAGTTTCTTTGTAAGAAATAGAGATAGAGCTTTGCAAAACATTAGCACCAAGGCCCTATATGCAACCATCATGAACCCAAACACCAAACGTAGAATAATGCTCAAGCAACTTACATTGGTAAACAGCGGTACTACTGGAGAAGCAACACTTGATTTAGTCCCATCCGATTTAAGAAACATTGGCGCAGGACTTTACACAATTGCTATTACAGAATCTGCAGATAACGGTGCATCAGAGTATCCTTTATATGCAAACCAAAATGATAGAATTGTAACTGACTTGGAAGTAAAGAGCTCTTTGGAGTACGAACCAATAGCAACACAAGAAACAACAACATTTACACAAACATCAAACACTGATTTGGGCGATGCCGCCAATACGTTTGTTACTAGTGCAATGTACGGCAATATGGATAACGATCAGAACGGTAGCCATACATGTGCATTTTATATGACTAGCTTTACTGGAAATATCTCAATACAAGCAAGTGCATTAGAGACTACACCAAGCGAAACAGATTGGTATGATGTAAATGTGCAAGGAGACATCGGTTCTCCAAGTATGCCATACAACACAGCATTCAGTGGAGTAGATCCTTTCAACTTCAAGATTAACACTAATTGGATTAGGGTTAAATATCACCCAACAGCCGGCACAATAGATAAATTTCAACTAAGAAATTAATTGACTTCTTCGCATTAAGCTGTTATAATAACTGAATATGCATCATCATGAACTAGTAGACCAAGTACATCGATTACTTATGGATAATTTGCCCTTAAACTCTGGCAAAACTCCTAGTGGTTGGATAACGTTTGATTGTCCTCTATGTAGCGACAAGAGAAAACGTGCAGGAGTAATTCAGAGTAATGCTAAAATAAGCTATCACTGTTTTAACTGTAGTTTTACAACTGGCTGGGCACCTAGTCCAAAGTTAGGTCATAAGTACAGGCAACTATGTGAGACATTAGGTGTGTCTAACAAGGATATACATAAAGTTGTTTTAGACTTAATGAAGCATTCAGAAGAATTAGAGATAGAAGACAGCACTGAGTATGTTTATACAGCGGCTAGTTTCGTAACACATCAATTACCAGAAGAAACTACACTAGTAGAACACATGGAAGATGGACACCCAATTAAAGAATATGCACAACAACGTGGATTGCTAGGAAATTTCCCTTTGATGCACATTAACAACAGTCTATACAAAAAACGTTTAGTTGTTCCGTTTCTATATAACAACGAATTAGTAGGATGGACCGGCAGACACATTAGCCCACCTAACAAAGAAACTGCAAAGTACCTATTAAATGTACAACCAGGCTATGTGTTTAACATAGACAGGTATGTAGACAGTGATAGAGACTTTGTTATAGTAGTAGAAGGCGTATTTGATGCAATACTTATAGATGGCATAAGTGTTTTGGGTAATAGTGTAACACCTGAACAAGCACATTTGATTTCTAAACTTAATAAACGTGTTATACTATGTCCTGATAGAGATAGTGCAGGTAAAGACTTAATAGCAACAGCAGTAGAACTAGGATGGGAAGTAAGTTTTCCTAAATGGTCGTCTGAATGCAAAGATGTTGCCGATGCAGTAAACAAATATGGCAGGTTATTAACAATGAAAAGCATTACAGAAAATGCAGTTAGTAACGAACTTAAAATACAAGTTCAGGCAAAAATGCTATGACAAAATTATTTGTAAATGGATGTAGTTTTACAGCAGGTAATGGTGAAGTACATACTGCTGATGGCGAACTGGCACCTCCGTTAGAGTATGTTTGGGCAAACCAAATACCCGAATTTGAATCTGTTACTAATTTAGCAATTAGAGGTGCGAGTAACGATAGAATACTTCGTACCACAATGGAATATTTTAATTCTCGTAATGCTACAGACTATGTTGCAGTTATACAATGGACTAGTCCTTTGCGTTTTGAACGCTTTATACCTTCATGTAACGCATTTGCTGGCTTTTGTAATACAACGGGGAAGACTATTAGTTTTAACATGGATAATGCTAATGATTTAGAAAAGCTACAAACCAATGGCATGTACGACAGGCTAACAGATGCGGCTGAGAAACAGTTAATGCATGGAAAGAGCATAACTGATTACCAGATAAATTTTTATAAGAAAGTTATTTTGATGCAACAGTATTTAGACAGCAAAATGATACCGTATATATTTACATCAATGTCACTTTACAGCCATCTCCTTAGTGATGATGCTGACAAGGAACAATACGAACTACATTTAAAGAACAATGTGGATACTGATAAATGGACAGCTCGACCGTTAACAATTTACCAAGAGCGTAATTTTATTAGTGCTGAAGATAAACACCCTAATGAAACCGGACATAAACTTATAGGCGATGCAATTTATAAAGAACTACAACAGAGGAATTATGTATGAATAATTTGCTTGTGAATGGTTGCAGTTATACAGCAGGGTCTGGTATGGCTGGCGGAGACAACAATATATCTCCGATAGTATGGTCAAATCATTTAGCAGACAGATTCGATACTGTAGATAATCTTGCAATGGGCGGAGAGAGTAATGATAGAATAGTACGAACTACATTAGACTTTTGTAATAATCACGATATGACAGACTATGCTGTGATTATACAATGGACGTCGGTATATAGATCAGAATATTGGAATGCAGAGAGGAAAGAATGGGTAAATGTTGTTGTAAATAATGGACTTCAGGGTGCAGACGAATGGACACTTAGTACAAACGAGGACACCGATGGCAGAATTAGAGATGCATACGATAAAGAAATGAAATGGCTAAATTCGCCAAATGATTATAATATTGCATACTATAATAACATACTAATACTACAAAACTATTTCGAGTATATGGATATTCCATATATGTTTAGTTGTATGACATTACAAGACCATCCTTGCTGTGACCCAACATTAATGGATCTAATGCATCTATTAAATAGAACAACTACAGAAATAAATTTAAGAAGATTGATGGATAAAAGCAAATGGTCAGAATTATCACTTGCAAAGTACTCAGGCGATAACTATATTAGCCAAGAAGATAGCCATCCAAACTTAAAAGGTAATAAATTAATAGCACAGGCTTTATATAAGGAGCTCATGGAAAAATATGGAAGATAACAACTACACACCCGAAATACAAGAACTATTTTTAAGGTTTATTGTCAGTGACCCTGAACTATTTGTAAGGGTAAACACTATTGTACGCCCTTATATGTTTGATAAGAAGTTTCAAAAGACAATAACATTCCTTCAAGAGCATACAACTGAATATAATGCAATACCTACTATTGACCAAATAGAAGCGACAACTGGTTTATTACTAGAGCGTGTTGAAGGCATTAGTGATAACCATACAGACTGGTTTCTTGATAGTTTAGAAAGATTTTGTAGACACAAAGCACTAGAAAAAGCAATCTTGGATAGCACGGACTTATTAGAAACGGGCGATTATGGTGCAGTAGAGAATAAAATTAAAGAAGCAACACAGGTTAGTCTCGTAAAAGACTTAGGTCTTGAATATTTTGAAAATCCTAAAGAAAGATTGGAATGGATTAGAGCCCAAAGTGGTGCAACAAGTAGTGGCTGGAAAATGTTTGACCAAAAGTTATATGGTGGCATGAACAGAGGCGAGATTACAATCTTTGCTGGAGGATCTGGTGCAGGTAAAAGTTTGTTCTTGCAGAACTTAGGTGTTAACTGGGCATTAGCAGGACTTAATGTTGTATACATTAGTTTAGAGCTTAGTGAACAACTTATTAGTATGCGTTTAGATGCAATGGTCAGTGAACATAGTACTAGAGACATCATGCGTAATATAGATGATGTTGATTTAAAAGTAAGAATGAAAGGTAAGAGTGCAGGCAAGTTCCGTATTAAGCAAATGTCGAGTGGTATTAATGCAAACGATATTAGAGCATACGTTAGAGAGTATGAAATCAACCACGATGTTAAAGTAGACTGTTTACTTGTAGATTATTTAGACTTGATGAGTCCTATTAGTACAAAAATTAGTGCTAATGACCAGTTTATTAAAGACAAATATGTATCTGAAGAATTGCGTAACATTGCAATGGAAAGAAACATACTATTTGCAACAGCATCTCAGTTAAACAGAGGAGCAGTAGAAGAAATTGAATTTGACCACAGTCATATTGCTGGTGGTATTAGTAAAATCCAAACAGCAGATAATGTTGTGGGTATCTTTACTAGTAATGCTATGAGAGAACGTGGCAGATATCAAATACAGTTTATGAAAACACGTTCTAGTAGTGGAGTGGGCAGTAAAGTAGATTTAAAGTTTAATCCAGACACTTTAAGAGTTACAGATTTAGATGAAGATGACGATGATGCACTAACAGTAACAACAAATAGCCTAGTTAATCAGCTAAAAAGAACCAATACTATTAAAACAGACGAGCCAGAAGCATCCAGCACAGTTAACGCGGCATTAAACATTAGAGAGTTCATGAAGAAAAATGATGTCTAAATGATAAATATGACTATAACGAGAAATAATTTATGAAAAAGTCAAGAAGTATATTAGAAGAATTGAACTCTATTAGCACAGATAGAAACAAGCACCACGTTTTGGAAAACAGAGTGGAGCACCTAGTTTCTAGTGCGGCTAACATTAAAGAGATATTATATTCTTTATACGAGGAAGATGTTGCATTGGATTTAGAACGTAGACTCATTAACAGCATTAAAAGTGGCGATCCTAAAAAATTCTCTCGAGGCATAAACAAAGCCACAAAAGAATCTAAATAAGAGAACTTGTATGAAACTCGATGAACTAACTAATGCAGAGATGGTACCAGGCGGTGTAAAGGATCGTTTAGCAAGGAAGAAAGCGGCTAACCCGGCACCAGCACAACCCACAGCAGAACCAACACCAGAACCTACAGGGCCTACAGGCGCTCCAGCTGGAACAGTTGTTTCTCAATCAAACGGCGAATTTTATACTAAGTCTGCAGAAGGTACTTGGGCACAGTCCGATGAAAAAGGAACGTTAACTGGCAGACCAGCTGAAAATCCTAACAGTTCAATGGCATTAGAATTAGAAAAGCAGTCAGCTCAAGCAGGCGTACAACAGCCAACAGCTACAGCACCAGCACCAGCAACAGCAACACCAACTGCTACAGCAACACCAACTGCTACAGCACCAGCAACACCAAAGCCAATTGCAAAAGGTAAATTACTTAAAGCATCAGACGGCTTTGTATACGAGTGGCAAGGTGCTCAATGGATTAATCAAAGAAACGGCAGAATGGCAACAAAGGAAGTAGGAGCAGAACTTACAAAGAAAGCACAGCCAGTACAACCTACAGCAACAGCACAACCTACAGCAACAGCACAACCTACAGCAACAGCACAACCTACAGCGGCACCAGTACAACCTACAGCAACAGCGGCACCAGTTGCCCCACAGAAACCAGTTGGCGGAGTTGTACCACAAGCACCATCAACAGCAGGTATGAGTAGAAGCGGAGCACCGCAGGCAGAAATTGATCCTAAAACAGGAGTTGTTGCCGCACCAGAGCCAGAAGGCGTAATGGATAAGATTAAACGTGGAGCTCAAGCAGTAGGCGATAAAATTGCAACAGCGGCAGGTGGACCATTAGCAAGTAAAACAAGACAAAATCCTAATGCAACACGTGGTCAAAAAATTGGCGCAACAGTTGGAGCAGGACTTGGACGAGCAATGTCAGGTGGAGCAAAAGCTATAGGTCAAATGATGAAAAAGAGAGGCGGACAAGCACCAGCACAAGGTCAAGCACAACCTAAAGCATTAATGCCAGTCCCAGGGCCTACTACAGCAGAACTAAAAAGTTTACAAAAAAGAACACTAGGTGGTGATTTAGAAGCTGGCAAACAATTAGTTGCAACATTAAGTAATTTAAAGAAAGGCGGATATGATGCTGATAACTTTATACAAGCCGCCGCACCAGTATTAAAGAAAGGTGGACTACCGCAATCAGATCCACAAGCATATACACATTTTACTAAACTTGCTAGAAGTATGAGAGCAGAAGCATACGAGCATGTTTGTAAGATATTAGAACATGCTGGAATTAGTTGGGCTGACTTAGGATATGAAGTATTACTTTCAGAATCAGTTACATCACATGTGATGTTAATAGAAACAAAAGACATACAACTATACAACCTCAAAAAATTATCAGGCATTTAAAATGAATATTAATGAGATAGCAAAGCCTCTTATTACACAATTACTTACAGAGAGTCATTTTCAAGAAGGTAAGGAAGGTAAGAATACTCATTTAGAGCATTTAGAGGATAACATCTTTAACAAAGGATATCCCGGAGCCAAAGAAGCAGTAAATTATTTGTATAGTTTACATGATATGCTAGATGGCAAATCACAACAAGCAGTAAGCATGACAACTAAGTGGGACGGCGCTCCAGCCATTATTGCTGGCAAAGATCCAGCAACTGGTAAGTTCTTTGTAGGCACCAAAGGCGTATTTGCAAAAATTCCTAAAATGAATTTTACAACTAACGATCTTAAATTAAATCATCCCGGACAAGACGACTTACAAAATAAATTACAATTAGCATTAACTAAATTAAGTAAACTAACTTGGAATACAGTGGCACAAGGAGATTTCCTTTTTGCAAAAGATACACTAGCCGAAAAAACAATTGATGGCGAAAATTATTTAATTTTTAAACCTAACACATTAGTATATGCAGTTCCGGCCCAAAGCGATTTAGCTAAGTCAATATTAATGAGCGATATAGGTATTGTTTGGCATACAGAATATGTAGGCGGTCCAACATTAGCAGACACTCAAGCAAAGTTTGGATTTGATAGTAGTGTATTAGGACAAGCACCTGGTGTTTGGCACAGAGATGCAATTATTAAAGACCTTAGTGGCACAGTTACATTTACTGCTACTGAAAGTGCAGACATTATGTCGGCTATTGCTACAGCAGACCAGTACTTAAAAACTGTAGACCAGGATACATTTGCTTGGTTAGGACAGGGCACAGACTTAGTAGGCAAAGAGTTCTTACAGCAATTAAAAGCACATGCAAACAATCAAGTAAGGCAAGGACATTTTGACGAACCTACTAAATTTGCACAAGGCTTTGTGCAAAAATATATAGACTACATGACAAAAGAAATAGACAAAGTTAAAACACAAAAAAGTATCGATGCTAAAACAGAAAAAATGGTAGCAGGCGTTAAATTTATTAGAGAACATTTACAAAGTATTGTATCAGTGTATGACTTATATTTAAAACTTATTGAAGCAAAAATTAAAATAGTTAAGAAGCTAGAACAAATCCGTGTAATGAATACATTTGTACCAACAGAAGATGGATATGAAGTAACAGGCGAAGAAGGCTTTGTTGCAGTTGACAGAATGGGCAATGCATTAAAACTGGTAGACAGATTAGAGTTTAGTAGACTTAACTTTGGATCAGGTAAACCTAGTGGAAAATAATTTAGACTTAAAGTTAGTTAATAAAGAGTTATGTGAAAGCAAGTTATATAGATCAACGTCTGGCTTTAAAAGTCTGACAGGTAGAGATATTGCAGATTTATTTTATTTGCAAACACTAAGTCTTATAATGATGTATCAAGATAACAAGCAACAGGACTATGCGTTAGTGTATGCAAGAAAAACATGCCAGTATGGACCCTATGCAGTTTTTAGAACAGCGGCAACTGACTTGTACATGTTAGGGTTTGCTATTAACAATCCTGACTACCAAAGTTTAAAGTTTAAAAGTAAAGATGTAAGTTTTTTAAATTCTTTACAATTCCAAAACAGAAAGCATTATGCTTTTATGCAACGTGTACAACGACAGGGTCTTAGTAAAAGTGATATTACAACAACTCTGTTTAGGTTCGAATCACAATTACAAATTAAAAATCCAATACTTAAACAGTTAAGACGATTAATTATAAGTTGGCCCAGTCTAAAATTTGCTCAACGACAGTTAGTTGTTAGTAAAATAATCCAGTTAATGAGATTAAAAGGAAGAGGCAGTGAGCTATTTACTCAAGTAAGTTCAATGAGCTCTAGAAAGGAACTTAAACCTATACCAAAAACATCGACGCTTAAACGTGCCGCTGGTACGGCAGTTGGTGCCTATGCAGGAAGTAAAATCTTGCCAAGAGTATCAAGTAAAATATCATCTGTTTCAGGTGCCGGCATTGGCGCAATCGCAGGGTATTGGGCAAGTGGACGAAAAAAGGCATAAGGATAAATAGTTGTATGAAAATAAGTGAAATAGAAACGCCTCAAAAAAGTTTAATTCAAATACATAACCAGTGGAAAGCAGTATCCAAGCCAAAAGGAGACATAGCCACCATGGTATATAATAAAGCACTTGAATTTCACCAAGGCGGTGCAGATCCTGTTCAAGCACATGCTCAAGCACTATCGGCTGTTAATAGTAGTAGAGATAACCAACAAGATAGGGCGTTAAACCAACGACAAGCTGATAGAAACCCCAAGCAGGTTCTCAATCCAATAAAGCAAAAAGGAACTCCACCCACTGCATCAGATTCACCCAAAACTAGAGGCGGACAAATAGGTAACCAAAATGCTTATAGAGGCGGCCCAAAAGCAAAAGCTGGTCCAGGCAAGAACGGGATTGACGTAATGAAAGACAAATGGGACGATTTCAACAAAGTTGATGGTTTAGCAGGCAAATCTGCCGCTAAAGGAAGTATGATATCAAAATATCTCAATAAAGCCGCCGGCGAGATAGTAGCAATGGGTGATAGAGCCCGAAGGAAGTAATACCTATTTAACTACAATAAAACACTCTTAAAATCTCCTATTTTGCATAAATAAACGTAACATTAACAAATTCTAGGAGAATTAACATGGCACAAACTCAAAACACAGGCGCCGCAGTAGCACCAGGTCACTATAGTGGTCTTCCTCTTGCAGGCGTTCAAGTAGATTTCGGTGTTGACGTTTCAGCTAAATTGGCTGTAGGCGGAGCATTAGATATATTTTTAAAAGCAGTCGGTAACGAAGGCTTAACACCAGTAGCAGTTGGCACAGTCGACGCAACAGGTGGAGCAGGACAAGGACTTAAGGTTCTTTTCGAAGGCACACATGGAACAGACAAATATGACGGAACTAACAGTGAAGCTCTAGCGGCTCATTTGGAAGACGTTGTAATTGCTCTTACAGACGCTGATGGCGTTACATGGGCTAACGTAACTGTTGTAGCATTTACTCTTTAAGATTAAATCACAAACATTTAAAAAGCACCTTACGGTGCTTTTTTTATGAGTTTAACTTTATGCAACATACGAATAAACTCTACATTTAGATAAATAAAAGTAACCAGAATACATATCTAATTTAATTTGGTAGTGGTACAAAGACCACAGATATGTAAATTTATAATTAGGAGTCATATTATGGCATTAGTAAGAGTAGCAGGGGCAGGTTTTGCCCATGGAGTTTCATTTTCAACAGCACAAGTAACAGCGATCGAAATCGATGCAGGTGTATCATTAGCGGCTAAAGACGGTTTAGGCGGAGCAGTAGAAAACATCGTATCAGAGTTTTCACCATTGCTTTACATCTCAACAGGCACAGCTGGTAAGATCTTTGCAATCGTTGACGGCGTTAATATAGACGCGGCATCATTGACAAAAAGATTACAAGCAAAGGGTACAATAGACGGTGTTAATTTATCAGCACAGACAGTTGTAATCCGCGATTTAGCTTCGTTCAGCGCCGCATAGTAGTTTAAAAATATCCTAACTACCTTAGGTTCGTGACAACGGAAGGCGTCACATTTTAAAAGCACTCTTAGGAGTGCTTTTTTTTGAATATAATTTCTGTATAGTAAAAACTGATAAAGTGATAAATAGTTGTAAGAATACACAGGAGACATACATGAGTTTAATAAGAGGTGGGGCAATGGGCTCCGTAGAAGCACTAACAGGTAATATAGAATTTTTTACTTTGTTTACTTCAATTGACATAACTGTAACCGGTGATTATGACGATAACACTCAAAAAGATTTTGAAAGTGTTGTACAAGTAATAGGATTAAGGGCAATGCCTGTAGTGATGAATAATCCTGTAGCACTAAATGGAGTTGGTACAAACTTATTACAAACTTATGGAGCACCAACTATGACAGGTGCCGGGTGGATATTTAAATTTGCTACAGAAGTGCCACATGCACATACTGTTGCAACTTTAGTTAATGAACTTAACGGCATAGTGCTTAACAGCGGAACATTAGATACAACGGGCACCATAAACATGGAGTTCACTAAACAGGATTTATTATAAAATGGCTAAGAAACTAGACCCAGATGCAGTACCAGAGATACAAGTGTACGCAGATAAAGAAAATTTAGAAGCTCATATCATTGC